TTGCTGAAAACCACATGAATAGAGCCATCATGCAACAGACCATTACTCTAAATGTAGATACGGCTATGGACACAGAAAACCCATTGTGGGAAGGAATGAGAACTGCACCTGATATTAACTACTATAAGAACTACGTTGTCTTGCCTAAAGGACCAGTGCAAAGCGTTACCAGTGTTAAGACTTATGATGATTCTGATACTGCTACCACTATGGCTGCTAGTAAATACTACGTTGATACAGCTAGAGAGCCTTCAAGGGTTGTTCTAAGGACAGGGGAAACATTCCCTACCGCCTTACGAGTGGCTAACGCTATTGAAGTTATCTATGTGGCAGGGTACACCAACGCCTATACAGTTCCAGAGCCTATTCGTTTAGGTATGTTGCAACACATAGCCTATATGTATGAGCATAGAGGGGATATGTATGAAGCGCAGGGTGCTCCAACATTAATGAAGAATCTCTACGCACCTTATGTTGTTCATGGGGGTATGGGTTCTAGCAACTTAATGGCAGTAGGATAATGAGCATTGGAAAGATGCGATTTGGAATACAGTTGCAAAAACCAACCAATACTAGAGATGCAGGTGGTGGATTAACGGAAGCATGGACTACCCTCACTAATTTATGGGCTGACATAAAGCCGCTCAGGGGAGCGGAAACCTACAGGCAGGGTCAAGTACAAGAAAAGACTGTTCATGCGATTACGATACGTTATAGGCGTGATATAGGTACTAATTACCGCATACTGTACGACAGCGATTACTACAACATAAAAAACATTAAGAACGTAGACAACAGAGACAGATTCTTAGAATTAGAGTGTGAATTGGGAGTAGCTATCTAATGGCTAAAAGTGGAATAAAGAATTTAAAGGCTTTTCAAAATAAGCTAAAGAAAAGAATAGTTACTAATCCTGAGAACCACTTAGAAGCGTTAGTGCAAAGAAGTGCATCATTAGTTGAAGGCACAGCCAAAGAAAGTATTGTTAGCGGAAGCCCTTCAGGAAGAACTTACGAGAAATACAATCCTAGAAGAACACATACTGCTTCTGCTGCAGGACAACCACCTGCACAAGACCAACATCAATTGGCACAAAATATAACTTCAAAAGTAACAACAAAAGGAACACAGGTTATAGGACAAATAATTTCATCTGCTCCATATTCAAAGGCTTTAGAGTTTGGAACTACTCAAATGTCAGCAAGACCTTTTATGCAACCTGCACTTAATAAAAACAGAGCAAAAATAAATAGGATATTCAAAGCAGGGGGTTATCTTAAATAATGGCTATAGGTCAATTTGCATTACAGTCCGCTATTTACAGTAGATTAAATGGCGATAATACCCTTACCTCTACACACGGAGCAGGGGTATATGATGAAGTACAAGAAGGAAACAGCTATCCTTTTATAACTATAGGCGAAGAAACAGCCATAGATTACAGCACCAAAGACGTAGATGGTGGGGAATTAACAATCAATATTCATGTTTGGTCTCAGTACAAAGGGAGCAAAGAAACAAAAACAATCATGGACAGGATTCATGATTTGTTGCATGATTACAGTCTTACTGTTACTGGATATAACCTAATTAATAGCAGGTTTGAATACAGCGACATTATGAGAGACCCTGATGGGGTCACAAGGCACGGAGTTATGAGATTTCGTGCAGTTATATTAGGTACTTAATTAACTACTAACTACCGAAATAACACAGTTGGCAGATGCCTTTTTTATTAATTAGAAGGTAATTAAATACTACCTTCGTAATTGGAGCATAATATGGCAGCGCAGAAAGGTAGTGCTATGTTAATGAAAGTAGGGAACGCAGGTTCTCCTGAAACTTTCACAACAATAGCAGGTCTAAGGTCAACAAGTCTTACAGTTAATAATGAATCCGTAGACGTTACTAATAAGGACAGTTCTAACAAAAGAACTTTATTAGCAGCAGCAGGAGTTCAATCTATTAGTGTTTCAGGCAGTGGTGTATTCACTGATGCAGCAAGCGAAGCAACTTTAAAGACAAACGCTTTAGCAGACACACAGAACAATTACCAATTCTTAGTTCCTGACTTCGGTACATTTACAGGTGCTTTCCAAGTTACTTCCCTAGAATATGCAGGTGAGTACAACGGAGAGGTAACTTACAGTGTATCTTTTGAAAGTGCAGGTACTATTACATTCGCTACAGTCTAATCATGGCTTGGGAGCAGGTAAAAGTTAAAGGCAGTAAAGGTGACATCCCTGCTATGATTAATGGGGATGTCCTTGAAGTAGCCAACCAGTTAGGAAAAGACCCATCTGAAGTTAAGGTAGATGGTAAGTCCTATAAAATATCGTCTTTATCACTAGATGAAAGAGATGATGTATTAACAATCAAACTTGCAATGGCAAGTACAAATAAGGAGAAGTCAGATGACAAACCCACTAAAGGGCGAGATTGAGATAGAGTTAGGCGGTGAAACTTACAAATGTAGGCTCACTATAGATTCACTGGTTAAAATAGAAGATGAACTTGATAAAGGGATTCTTGAATTAGCTTCGGATATAGCTGAAGCTAAAGTACGAATGCGTACATTGATAACAGTTCTAAGGTTTGCTTTAAGGGGTGGGGGTAATGATTTTGACGATAAAAAAATTAAACAAATTCTTTCAACAACAGGTTTAATTGAGTCGTCAACAGTTGTGGCTAATTTATTAGCATCTACTTTATCTGACCCTGAAGAAAAAGAGGAGAATACCTCAACAAAAAAGCCACAAGAGATACAAGAATAGAGTGGATAGATTATATGCAAATATGTATGGGAATGATGGGTATGAGACCCAAAGATTTTTGGGAAATGTCTCCTATAGAAATGTATCAAGCAATGAAAGGATTTAAACAGTTTCATGCAACTGAAAAAGAGAAACCTATGACAAGTGATGAACTAGAAAATTTAATGGAACTATACCCTGACGAATAATGGCTACAGTAGACCAATTAATTGTTGAAATAAGGGCTGATACCAAAGACCTTAGAAAAAAACTTGGTACAACAAATAAACAACTAGCAAAAACTGGTAAAGAAGCCAAAAAGGTAGGTAAAGGTATGGGCAATGCCTTTTCAACTGGCAAGGTAGCTATAGTTGCCGCAACCGCAGCTTTAATTAAATTTGTATCTACTGTTGCTAAAGTAGGTATGGAGTTTGAGGATTTAAAGGACTCCCTTGATGTCGTATTTGGAAGTATGCGAGCAGGTGATGAAGCAATGGGTAGGGTATTGCAATTTGCACAAACCACACCTTTCCAAGTTGAGACAGTTACAAAAGCATTCATAGCACTTCAGTCAGTAGGAATAGAGCCTACAAATAAAATGCTACAAACATTTGCTGATACAGCTTCTGTTTCTGTAGACCAATTAGGAGTATTTGAAGCATTAGTTAGAACAGTACAAAGGTCTGCAGCAGGTGGATTAGGTTTAGAAGAACTGAATATGCTTAGTGATAGGGGTATTCCTGCACTAAAAATATTACAAGAAGAATTAGGTTTAGCTAAAGATGATATAGCTGTATTTGGAAAAACTGCTCAAGGTGCAAAAATTATTACAGATGCTTTGCAACAAGGTCTTGAAAAAAGATTCGGCGGTGCTATGGAAACTAAGATGGATAATCTTAGCACCAAGACTTCAAATATGTCTATTGCTTTTAAGCAATTAGGAGATGAAATTTTTAAAGGAGGTTTAGGTGATGACCTAAAAACTTTAACTGATAGATTAACTGGTTTTGCTACTGCTGCAGCTAAAGCGATGCAAGTTCGTAGAGGTGAAAGAATAGATATTACTGGAAGAAGGGAAAATATACATGCAGGTATGACCAGTAAGGATTCACAAGCAAGATGGTTAATTCAAGAAAATGTAATAATTGATGAACAATTACAAAAATTAAAAGACAGAGAAACCTTCCTAGTCAAAAAAAATGTTCAATTAGTAGGACTAGAGGAAGGATATGAAGAGGGTTCGGATGCTTTAGCAGGTTTGAAAGATGCCAGAGCTAGAAATGTAAAAGAAATGGAATTGATTCTTATACGCAGGGGAGACTTACAAGATTATCAAGACAAGATAAATAAAAGAGATGTTGAAGTAGATAATAAAGCAATTTTAAAAGCAGG